ATATTGAAACTAAAGCTTCAAACTACACTGTCGTTGCTACTACAGACTCAGGAAAAACTTTTGTAAGTTCAACTGATGGAGTTGTATTTACTTTACCGGCAATTGCTACTGGAGAGGTTTACAAATTTGTAAACGCTGCAGAAGATGGCACTAACACATTAACTATCAGCCCAAATGCTAACGACGGAATCCAGTACGCTGGTTCTGCGACAGACAATAAAGATTTAATCAACACAAAAGCTACCTCTAAACAAGGTGACTATGTTGTAATTGCATCTTTAGATAGCACAACTAACTGGTCAGTTACTGAAGTTAGAGGCGTTTTTGCTAAAGAATCGTAAGATTAATTAATGTGGGGCTTCGGCCCCACAAATTTAGGAGGAAAATATTATGGCAGGTGGTGGATCATTTACATCTGATCAGAAGACAGCGCATCTAGCAGCTGACGGACAATTAGTAACGGGACCTTGTAGAGTAACTTCTATACAAGCAGCAGGAGCAGCAAGCTCAACTGTTGTGTTATATGATGGAACTTCTGCAGCAGGTACAGCACATACTTTTAAGTTTGGCACAGAAGGACTAGAGGTTTATGTACCAGGTAGTGGTATAAAATTTAAGACAGGTGTGTATCTAGATTTAACAGCTACTGGTGGCGTTACAGTAACGTTTAACTAGGAGGTTAGATGGCAACATCGGGAACAACTACTTTTGAAAGTAGCTTTGATATTGATGACATTATACAAGAAGCCTATGACAGAATAGGTATTCATGCTGTTAGTGGTTATCAATTAAAATCTGCAAGGCGCTCTCTAAATATCATGTTTCAAGAATGGGCTAATAGAGGTTTACACTATTGGCAAATAGATAACTTGGATATTGATCTAGTTGAGGGACAGGCGGAGTATACTTTTTTTAGAAGCTCTACTGATGGCACTAGCGCAACTTCTATACCGAACGGTGTTTACGGTATTCACGATGTTTTAGAAGCAACATATAGAACTGGTAGAACTACCACATCTCAAGTGGACTCAGCTCTTACAAAGATAAATAGATCTACATATTCTGGACTGTCAAACAAACTTAACAAGTCTCAACCAACTCAATATTATGTACAAAGATTTATAGATAAAACTGTAGTAACTTTGTACCCAACACCTGATACTACTGCGGCATCAAACAATGTTTCATTATATTACATAAAAAGAATACAAGATGCAGGAGCATACCAAAACCAATCAGACGTACCTTACAGGTTTGTACCTTGCATGACTTCTGGCCTAGCCTTCTATTTGTCACAAAAAGAGAAGCCAGAATTAACACAAGCAATGAAACTATATTATGAAGATGAATTAAATAGAGCTCTTGTAGAAGACGGATCGTCTTCTAGTACATACATAACTCCACAGGCGTATTATCCAAATGTCTAATTTTTCTACAGGTAAAAAATCAAAAGCAATCTCTGACAGAAGCGGAATGGCTTTTCCATATAGAGAAATGGTCAAAGAATGGAATGGTTCTTTTGTACACAAAAGTGAGTTTGAAGCAAAACACCCACAACTTTTTCCAAAAAGATTTAGGGGCGACGCACAAGGACTACAAAACGCAAGACCAGCAAGAACAGAACCACCTGTTGCTCACATGCTAAGTTCAACAGCATTAAGTGCAGGCGTTAGAGATTCTACAGTTGTAAACGTAAATGACCCTGGCCATGGTTTTACTACCGGACAAACAGTTAGATTTAGACAAGTGGAGTCTAATTTCCCTGCTTACCCAGAAGTTTCACACATACAAGACCATGATATTAATTATGCACCTGGCCACATTGTAACAAAAATAGATGATGATAATTTTTCTTTTACACCAAATGATATTCTAACAGATTGGCTAACTGCTAATTGTAGTCCTGGAACCACTACTGTTTATGTTGATATGGATGGTGTGCTTACAGAATATTATCAAGCAGTAGCTACTTATGCGACCAACAATGGTCTTCTAGACTCAGGAGGTGATTGGTATAATTTAACACCTGAAATAGAACTAGCTGCATTAGCTGCTTCTGCGGGGTCATACTTTCAAAACTTAGGTAAAAGAGCCGAAGCAGACGCGCTTATAGATTTGGTTATTGCCAAAAACGGTTCTTATGAAATATTGTCCACCACTACAGGCACCAGCATAACCAACCAAAAAAATGCATGGATAGATGCTAATTTGACAGGAGCCAGAGCTCCTGCAGCAAGAAATTACGCTACAAATTTTAATAAAGGTCCTTATGGTGGAGCTAATAAATTATTAATTGATGACAGATTAACTTATGTAAATCAGTTTGAGGCTGCCGGAGGTAAGGGCTTTAAATACTTTGAAAGTGGTGGTATAAGAAGATTTGGGGGTAGAGAAGCTTCCGTAGGACCAGTGAGTTTAACAGCATGACAACATATACAGAACTATTACAACAGATCAGGGATTACACAGAAACAGATAGTGCTGTTTTAACAGATGCTATTTGTAATGATTTTATTGAACACGCCGAAATACGTATATTTAAAGACGTTGATTTGGATTGTTATAAGTTTGTAGCCAACGGTGCTACAGCAGCAGACAACAGATGGGTTCCGTTACCAGGTCAAAATGCTAATGAAGAAACACCTAGATTATCAGACTTTACTACTGTCAGATATGTTACTTTGTACCTCGATTCAGGCACAAAAAAGAGATATCCATTAAATAAAGTAGACGCTGATTTTATGAATGAGTACTACGATACACCAGAAACTGGGTCTGCTTCTGTGCCAAAATACTACGGTATGTGGGACCAAGGGACATTAGTTCTTGCGCCGACTCCTAATGCAATATATAAATTTGAGGTAGGGTTTACAAAATTACCTACGGGGTTATCCTCTTCTAATGCAGAAAACTGGGTTAGTGTGAATGCTCCTAGAACATTATTGTATGCCTGCTTATGTGAAGCATTTAAGTTCTTGAAAGCTCCACAAAACCAACAAGTGTATGAGCAATCATATAGAGAATCTATAACAGCACTTGCACAAGAACAAATGGGTAAGAAACGAAGGGATGAGTACAGGGACGGAGCTATTAGAATTCCGATACCTAGTGCTAATCCATAATTAGGAGAAAAATATGGCAATATCACAAGCAGTTTGTAATGTTTTTAAAATGAACTTGTTAAAAGGCAACCATGATTTTGACGGAGGAGCAACTTACAAGATCGCTCTTTACACTTCTTCGGCTACTTTAGGTGCAACGACAACACATTATGTTACTACAAACGAAATTACTAACACATCAGGATCAGCTTACGTTGCTTCAGGAAACACACTAGCTAACCCATCTGTAACAGGTGGCTCAGGAGTTTCGCCAGCTTACGTTGACTTTGATGATACATCTTGGACTAACGCATCTTTTACAGCTAACGGTGCATTAATTTATCGTTCAGATAACAACTTATCTAATACAGATGCGGTTGTTGTTTTAGCGTTTGGTGGTGATTTCACAGCAAGTAACGGAACATTTACAGTTCAATTCCCAACAGCGGGTGGTGGATCAGAGATTATTAGGCTAGCGTAGGGGGTGTAAATGGCTTTTGTCCTAAACGATAGAGTCAAAGAAACGACTACCAGCACTGGTACAGGCACTATAAATTTAAATGGCGCAGGTTCTGGCTTTGAGACATTTGTAACTGGTATTGGTAATGGCAACGAAACTTTTTATTGTATCATAGCAGCTGGCACAGGTAATTTTGAAGTTGGTATAGGTACTGTAACTGATGCTACACCAGACACACTTTCTAGAACTACAGTTTTATCAAGCTCAAACTCAGATAGTTTAGTTAACTTTGGAGCAGGTACAAAAGATGTATTTTGTACACTACCTGCATCAAAAGCTGTTGTAGAGGATGGCTCTAACAATGTAGATATTGGAAATAATATAACTGTTGGCGGTACGGTCGACGGAGTTGATATTGCAACAAGAGATGGTGTCCTAACAACCACTACAAATACAGCGAATGCAGCTTTACCAAAAGCTGGTGGACAGATGTCAGGCAACATTACAATGGCCGGCACAGAAACTGTAGATGGACGTGACCTTAGTGTTGATGGAACTAAACTTGATACTATTGCTACAAGTGCTACAGCAGTTGGTGGTGCTAACGGAGTTGATTTTAATGACGATGTCAAAGCAAGATTTGGAACAGGAAATGATTTAGAAATATTTCACGATGATTCTGGTACTGATAAAATAGATAAAATTGTTAGTACAGCAGACTTTTTAAGAATACAATCAGACACACTAAGAATTAATAGCGCCAATGGTAGTCACAATTATATAGCGGCAGATTTTAACGGAACTATGGATTTCAAGTATCAAGATGCTCATAGACTTTCTACTGTACAAAATGGAATAATGGTAACAGGAACCATAGCAGGTGACGTAGTGTCAGCACACCCAACAGAAACTAGTATTGCAAGTGATGACGTAATTGCAGTTTATGATACGTCTGCAGGTGCAATTAAAAAAGCAACTATTGCTAACGCGGTATTAACAGGACCAGCTGGACCTCCAGGTGGTGCAGGTCCGCCAGGACCAAACGGACCTCCAGGACCAAACGGACCTCCAGGTCCAACAGGATCGTTCTCACCAGGAAGTAGTATTTCTTGCTCTTCGCTTACTGCGACCGGTAACATTACCGCTTATTCGAGTGACTCTCGTCTTAAAAACTTTGATGGTAAAATAGAAAATGCACTAGATAAATTAAAAGAACTATCTGGTTATTATTACACATGGAATGATAAAGCAAAAGAGATAGACCCTGTTGCATTTAAAGATAACAAAGAGGTTGGAGTCAGTGCGCAAGAAGTAGAAAAAGTTTTACCTGAAGTCGTAACAGAGGCACCTATTGTTCAATTACATAAATTATCGGAAGATTACAAAACAGTTCACTATGACAAACTTATACCGTTAATCATAGAAGCAATAAAGGAACTGGATAAAAAATGCCGATAGCAAACGCACCATTTGCAGCCGCTCCTTTTTCAGCGCAAGATATTACTATTGTAGGTGTATCTGGAAACCAATTAACTATTCAAGAAGGATTTACACAAGAACTACTAGATGGATCTGGTAATGTACAAGTAGGCGGACAAGCAATGACTCTTACACTTGGTCAAGAAACTGGACGTATTGCACCCGGTAATTTAGGACAACAATTAAATTTATCTGTTAACTGGAACCAAGCAGCACAATTAGTTTGTAACTCTCACATTGATGTGACAGGGCAACAATTGACAGCAGGAGTAGGAAGTGTAACTATTGATGCACAGCAGGTACAACAGGTGACAGGCTTTGAAAACACTTTGTCATCACAACCTGCCGTTGTTAATTATACAGTTACTGTTGTTAACTACGGCTCAGGAAACGTGTTTGTGCTAAACGGATCTGCTAATCCCGCTATTAGTATGTTCAGAGCAACTAAATATGTATTTGATCAAAGTGATGGCACAAACAATAATCACCCTCTTAGGTTTAAAGATGCTTCTGGTGCTTCGTATACAGATGGTGTTGTTGTAACCGGCACACCTGGTCAAGCAGGAGCTAAAGTAGAATTTACTGTACCCGCTGGTGCTCCCAATAGTTTGAGATACTATTGCTCTGTCCACGGAAATGCGATGGGTAATACGATAACAGTTAACAACTACATCACTATATCTGGTGTGGCTATAGCAAACACTACAGGGCAAGAATTGACTCTTGGCAGTACTTCTTTTGAACCTGTAATTGCAAAAATATTTACAGCAACAGGCAATCAAATAGCACTTTCTCAAGGATCCGTCACTATAACAATTAACCAATCAAGACTTGTTGACGGATTCTTATTAAATGCTAATACTGGAGATGTATCGGTATTCAGCGGCTGGGACAATGTTCCTAATGTTCCTGATATAGGAAACTGGGTCAATACAGACCCAGGTTCAGGCTCGACATGGAGTAATATAAATGCTACAACTAGTGGATCGTGGACCGAGGTAAGCACCCCTGCTAGCGGATCGTGGACCGAGGTTACGGTACCAACAGATAGTAATTGGACGGAGACATAATAAATGGCATCAACCTATTCATCTAGATTAAAACTAGAATTAATTGGCTCAGGAGAACAGTCTAACTCTTGGGGTAATACTACAAACAACACATTATCAAGATCGTTAGAAGAAGCGATAGCAGGTGTTTTAGCAATAAATTTAGGATCAGCATCTTCTCCTTTGACACTAACAAGTGGTAATGGACCAGTTCTTGCAGCATCAAACCAAGCAAGATCTGCAGCTATAAGATTTCACAGTTTTACTTCTGCTTTTACAATTAATTTCCCAGCAGTAGAAAAAATTTATTACATCATAAATGATGGCACGGGCAACGCAACTTTAACTCTTGATGTTGGAGGCACAGGTAGTGCAGCTAATCAACAAACATTATCTCCAGGGCAAAAATTATATGCAGCAACAGACGGTACAAGTTGGTATCCGCTAGAAACATCTTCTTCTACATGGAGAACTGTTACTGCAGCAACTGATAATGTTTTTGCAGGAGAAAATATTTTTGTAAACACAAGTTCTAATACAATTAATTTAACTTTACCCACAACTCCACCAGTTGGATCTGAAGTTCGTTTTATGGATTTAGCAGACACATTTGATTCAAATGCGTTGACAATTACACCAGGTGGTTCCGACAAAGTTTTTGGAGCTGCGTCTGCAGGGACTGTTTCTACAGAAGGTGCAGCATTTTCACTAGTCTATACAGGAGCGACTTACGGCTGGAAAATAACGGAGAAGTAAAATGGCGACATATGAGTCAAAAAAATATGCTACCATTCCAATAGCGGCTACACAAGTTGCTGACGGCTCCGTAACCAATGCTGAGTTTCAATTTATAAATACAGTTAGTTCTAATGTACAAACACAGGTAGATGCAAAAGCGGCTTTGGCCGGCGCTACGTTTACAGGCGGTGTAAGAATAAATGACTCACAAAACTTAAATATTGGTAGCGGAACTGATTTAGTTATTTCACACGATACTAATAATTCTAAAATAAATAATACAACTGGTGAACTTCGTATCGCTGGCGATAGTATTAAATTAATGAACCAAGCAGAAGATGAAACACACTTAACTGCCACAGCAGACGGCGCTGTAGGGTTACGGCATAATAACATTGAGAAGCTTGCTACTAGTGCAACTGGAGTTACAGTCACAGGAACATTAGCAGCGACTGCTGTTACTGGTGATGCTTCTGGAATGTCAAACTTACCTACAGGACCAACGGGGCCAAGTGGACCGACTGGACCGACTGGACCGACTGGACCGACTGGACCTACGGGACCAGCAGGCACATCTGGAATAGCAGCCGATGGAACTGCTGTAGGAGCAATACGAGAATTTCAATGGAGAGCTACAGGTAATTTATCATCTGCAGAGGTAGGGCCAAGCACCGAGATAACTTTTCCTTATACTAGTGGGAGTATGGGTTTAAAAATAGGATCTGATGTTACTACTGGAGGTACTAATGCTGGTGGTGCTTTTGCGGTAAGAGGTAAAGTCGCTAGTATAGGTTCTTTTGGTGGAGGATCTAATTATTCAGGTGCTGGAACTTGGAGATGTTTAACACATGTTAGAGCAGGAACATTTACAACTGGTTCAGGTGGAAACGCACAAACAAGAGGTTACAGTTTACCTGGTTTATTTCAAAGGATTTCATAATGGCAACATACGAATCAAAAAAATATAATTTTTCTGGAGCAAACATAACTAGCATTTCCGCTACAGGTATTGCTGACGGTTCCGTTGATAATACAGAGTACCAATTTATAAATAGTTTATCATCTAACGCACAAACACAAATTACAGGTAGACTACAAACAGCAGGTGGTACAATGACAGGTAGTATTCTGTTTCCTGACAGCACTGGCCCAGCTCCAGCTAGAATACAAATGGGTGCTGGAACAGATATGAAAATGTTTTCTGATGGAACATACGGTGTAGCTGCAGTTTTAAATGGTTTTTTTGTTGTAAATAATGATTCATCAGAAACTTTACTTTCAGCATTTCCTGATGGAGCTGTAAATCTGTATCATAACAATATTGGGCGTCTTGAAACACAATCAGGTGGTTGTCAGATTACAGGAGCTTTAGGTGTAGGCACAACTAGTGTTGGTGCAACTGCTGGTGAGCTAAGAGCTGCAGATGAAATTACAGCTTATTATTCTTCTGATGAAAGATTAAAAGAAAACATAACAACAATAGAAGATGCATTAGATAAAGTTAATGCTATTCGTGGAGTTGAGTTTGATTGGAAAGCAGATCACATAAAAAAACGTGGCGGTGAAGATGGATATTTTGTTAGAAAGCATGACGTAGGTATTCTTGCACAAGATGTAAAAAAAGTTTGTCCAGAAGTTGTTGCAGAAAAAGAAGATGGCACTCTTGGTGTGAAGTATGAAAAATTAATTGGACTGCTCGTGCAAGCAATTAATGAGCTGTCCGCCAAGGTTAACAAATGACAGTTACAGCATCCGGCACAATAACATTTTCTGATATTATGAACGAGTTTAATTCTGGCGGAGGCCAGTCTAACATTAAACTTGGTGATTATATAGCAAGATACCCAGATAATTTTGGTGGTATACAAGAAGAACTTATTACCGTTGCGTGGACTGGTCAACATTTTCAGCTTAATACTCTTTCTGGATCTTTTTTTCCATATAGTTATTTTGCTTATCCGGGGAAATTAAGGTTAAGATTTTTGTTAAACAGTTCTGTTAACGTGCCTTTTTATGTTTCTACAACAGATAACACATCAGGAAGTAATTTAGCTTCAGGAGTTTTAAATAATGGAGCTGTTTATGATACAAGCAGCATTTATCACTCAGGAGCATCTACTCATGTTATAGTTGACTTAGCTACCGCAGCTGGAGGCACAAGTGAAGGCATAACTACAAACATAGTTTATCTAAATACCAATGCACAACAAACAGTGAGTGGAAATAATTATACTCCTGTAATAAGTTCTTTTCCTGATAATAATAGATTAGTTACATATAACAGGCCTTTTTGTGATGTTACTTTGAACGCTAGTTATTCAGGGGGATCTGAAACAGGGAAGGTATCAGGGGGCGCTCAACTTACCACAAGTGTAAGTCCACAACGTTTAAATGGTATGATTCCTGCTGGGCAAAGTTTAACAGCTCAACTGACAGTTTCTGCTTATCCTAGTATATTTGCAGGGGGAATAGCACCTGTTGCGTATATTGGTTATTTGTACCCAGTAACTTTTGGTGGGCCTGTCGGTAATTTAGGGGGAGGTTGGACTACTGGAAGCTCTGGGTATTTTACTGTTTATCCTTATACAGGCTCAGGGAACGGTTACATAAATGGAGGTCCTACTAGTGCAGGTAATATACCTAATACTGCATCTGGAGTTGGCCAGTATTTACGTAGCGGTAACTCTAATGTAGTCGCTGCTGTTTTTGGGTCTATTCCGTCTACTAGTAGTTTTAGTGTTAGTATGGGAGGAAGCGGATCTACTGTAAGTTGTACAGTGACTAATAACACTTCTGATTGGTGGTATTGGGTTCCTTTTATTCAACCAAACGGCGGTAATAGATACCAACCTTTTTACACAAATTATTTTGATTCTGGTAGTAATAATCAATTTACATTGCAGACTAACTGGGGAGGCACCGGAACAACTCAAAAGTTTGGACAAAACACAAGACCTTCCATTAGATTTGCAAAATCCAGTAGTGGCGGAACAGATGTTGGAGACTTTAATTTTACAGTTTATATGCCTGCTAATGCTAATAGAGCTACAGTTACCTCGACGTATTCTAATTTAATCAATACCGCTGGAAATCCAGGGTTCTCTTCTAACGTACCACCAGGAGGTAGTGCAGGAAGTGGTACAGGATCTTTGTATTTTGCTAGTGCCTATTTTCCTTATATATACAACGACTATCCAACTACGGGAACCATGAGATTTAGATCTAGAAATCTTGTAGGAGGAACTTATTCAGCAACAAGTAATCCTTTAGGAGTTTTTAGTGTTAGTGACCTTACACCTGGCTGGGATAGTGCTTTAGGTGGAAGCGATGAAACGGCTACTGCTACATATAGTACAGGCACAACAGGTCTAGAAGATAATTTTGCTGTTAGAGGAAATAAAAGGAACGTGAAATTATCTAATTATTATGGTACAAAAAACCTAGGTTCAGACGGAGGATAATATGATTTCAAACATTACTCATGAAAGCACAGCAGAAGAAATACTTGAAAAAGTAAAATTTGATTTTTTAATGTCAAAAGATGAAGCAGCAGCTAAAGCCATAGAAGAACATAAAAAATTTCAGGAGATGCTAGATGCTGAGTAAAGTAAATATAGCGCCAGGTATTGATAAAGAGACTACTAACTACGGAGCAGAAGGTAGATGGATTGATTGTACTAATGTTAGATTTAGATCAAAGCTACCTGAAAAAATTGGAGGGTGGACTAAACTAATTGACCCTAAAATATGTGGCGTGGTTCGTGCACAAAAAACTTGGTTCTCAACAGCGGGTGTTAGATTTATGGCTCTTGGCACAGATAGAAAATTATATGTATACTCTGAGGGTGTTGTAAGTGACATTACTCCTATTCGATTAACTGCAACTTTATCTGGTCCTTTTACTGCTAACGGGACTGCTACTATAACAGTTGCGCACACTAACCACGGAGCAACAGAAGGTGACTTCGTAACTTACAGTGGAGCTACCGCTTTAAACGGAGCAGACTTTAACGCAGAATATGAAATCACAAGTATCGTAGATGCAAACTCTTACACTATTACACATACAGGGAACGTAAGCTCTGGCACAGGCGGAGGAACAGTAACCGCTAAGTATCAAATAAATGTAGGTTCTCCTACAAGTAGTTTTGGTTTTGGTTGGGGCACTGCTACATGGAACGCCGGATCGTGGAACACACCTAGAACTTCTTCTGCTATTTTTGTTGAAGCCACTTATTGGTCTTTTGATATTTTCGGAGAAGATTTGTTAGCTACAAGAAACAACGGAGCATTGCATAGATGGGATTTGTCAGGAGGAGTTGCAACTCCAGCTACAGTTATATCTACAGCGCCAGGAACAAGTAGATATAATTTAGTAACTAACGGACAGTTTGTTTTATGTTTAGGCACTGAAGAAACAATAGGAACTCCAGGGACACAGAACAACATGATGATACGTTGGTCTAAACAAGGAAGAACAGATGTGTGGGAATATACAAGTATTAGAGAAAATGCATCAGGGTTTTTAATCGCACAAGATGGTTCTAAAATTATGGCTGCTGCTAGATCTCGTGGTAGTGTTTTGGTATGGACTGATTCTTCTCTAAACATTCTTACCCTTATCGGTGGAGATGACGTGTTTAGTTTACAACAAGTTGGATCAAGTTGCGGTGCTATTTCTCCTTTCTGTTGGGCAGAGGTTAACGGTGTAAGTTATTGGATGTCACAAACAGCTTTCTATGTTTTTGACGGTTCTGTTAAAAAATTAGAATGTTCTGTGCAAAATTTTATTTTTGAAGATTTAGATACTACATCACAAGTGCAAACGTATGCAGGTATTAATGTAGACTTTAATGAAGTGACTTGGTTTTATCCATCAAAAGGATCTCAAGTTATAAACAGAAGTGTAACTTACAATTACCTAGAAGATATCTGGTACACTAATACTGGCTTTGCAAGAACAGCGTGGTCGGATAGAGGTGTGTATGCAAATCCATTTGCTTCTAGATATTATCCTAATGATCTACCAACAAACGAAGAGATACGAGGAGTAACTGCCGGGTCATCGCAAATCTACAGGCACGAAGATGGACTAAACGATGATGGTCAAGCAATGACATGTAACATAACTTCTGGTGATATTGATATTGAAGATGGTGATCAAGTTTACCATATAAGCAGAGTCATTCCTGATTTTAAAAATTTAGCAGGGACAGTAAATGTAGCTTTAAATTTTTTAAATTATCCAACATCAACTACACCACGTAATTTTAATTCTAACGTAACAGCTTCTACTAAACATTTTTCTGTGAGAGGCCGTGGAAGACAGTCCAATATTGTACTGTCTAGTAACACACTAGATTCTGATTGGAGATATGGTACGTTTAGATATGACATAACCCCGGACGGATCAAGATAATGGCAAGAATAAAAATAACTAGGTTTCCTTTGCCACAAAAAGAATTTACGAGAGAACAGCAAGATCTTTTAATTAGAGAACTAGAGGCTGTAATAAATCAATTAAATTTTAGTTATCAATCTGATATAAAAGATGAAGTAAACGCAAGGAGTTGGTTCGGTGTCTGATCAATATATAAATAGAAGCCTAGATTTAACTAATACAAACGAGCAAACTTTGTATACTGTCCCTACAGCTCAAATTACTCAACCACCACAAGAGCCGACTACTTCAATAGTAAAAAGCATTGTGGTCTGTAATGATTCTGGTGGAGCAGTGACGCTTACTATAACAATATTAGACAAAAGTTTAGGTCCAGCTACCGTTACTTTGTTCCATCAAAAATCTATAGGAGCTGGAGAAACTGTTGAATTAATTAGTCAACCTTTAGTATTAGAGGACTCTGATCAGTTAAAAGTACAGGCATCTTCGGGTAATGCCTTGCATGTAATATCGTCGATATTAGAGATAACATAATGAAAAAGGTACAAGATTCTAAGGTTATTGGTACACAGATGGTAGAAGGGGTAGAGGTTCCAGTTATACAACCTGAAGTATATGAGAGAATATATTGTAAAAACTGTGGAAATGAAGTAGATTCAGAGGAACAAGCTACAGGTGTTTGTAGTTCTTGCGGTCAGCCTTGGTCAGTGCACAAGGCAAAAGACATACAAATTAAAGTGGTTCAGTTGCCGATAGGCGCTGGATCAGGCGAATAACAAGATTAGCCACCTTGCGGTAGATTATGGATGAGCTTTTTGATATCATCGAACTTTATAAGTTTAAGTACCCATTGTGGTCAGATAACAGTCTAAAAGAAATATTCCAACATGTTTACCCATCTTTGATATTAGGACAGTTTAACATCCATCATGACGATGAGGGTGTTTACGGATTTAGAAACTGGGCTTTTTTAAGCGAAGATGCCGAAAAAAAATATTTAGAAACTAGGGAGCTAGATTTACATGATTGGAAAAGTGGCAATAGGACTTGGGTCATTGATACAATCTTTACGAGGAAACATAACGAGCATATGATTTTTTATAAAACATTTTTCACACACTTATTAGGGCCAGGTAAAAAAGTACAATGGTTAAGACTAGCGCCTAACGGATTAATAAGAAGTCATATGTCTATAACAACTAAGGAGCATATGCTGTAATGGGATCGGTCAAGGATAAAGTCGATAAGGTCATGAATAAAGTGGCTGACAAGATCATGCCAAAAGAAGTTGCTAAAGTTGCTCCTTATATAGCTATGGCTGCTCCGTTCTTAGGACCTGTTGGTATGCTTGCAACACTACCAGCACAAGCTCTAGCAGATGCAAAAAACTACGGAAAATTAAATTATAAAAAACTAGCACTACAAGCTGCTATGACAGGTATAGCTAAAGCAGGACAATCAGGAAAAGCTTTAAGTGGAGAACAAGCTTTTGCAGACGCTAACCCTGATTTGTATAGTACTACAGGTACAGCTGGAGCACCTTTGTCTCCAGGGCAATCAATGGCAATGGTAGGAGACACAAGTTTAGCTGGGACAGCTGCAGGTACAGGGCCTATACTTGGTGCTTCTAATCCTATGGCTTTAGCAGAAGCAAATCCTGCTGCATTTGAAACATTTATGGAAACATATAAACCAAGTTTTGGCGATAGAGTTGCTGATGTAATTACAAAAACAGGCAGAAGCATGTACCAACCTTTACAGTTTGGAGAGGATGCACCTAGTATATCAGATCAATTATTTAATATGGACAGAGCTAAACAAGCAGCCTTTATGCTCGGTCCGATGACCACGTACGCCGGTATGGATGCAATAGATCAAATGGAAGCTGGACAAGGAGGAGGCGGCACAGCAACATCAGGAGGAATGAGTGCTCAAGCGTTGTATGATGATTTCTTACAATCAGGAAGATTAGCCGGATATACGGATGAAGAAATAAACACTATATATGGACCATACGGTGACATGGCTGGAGGAGATTATCAAACAGTAAACGTGGACCGCGGACCGCGGAGAAGACAATTCCCTGGAACTAATTACAATTTATTTACGTATGCTAATGGTGGTCGAGCAGGTTATGCTGAGGGAGATATTGTATCACCAGAACAGATGTTAGATGACGAAGAGTTACAAAAAAAATTAATAATGGATGCTTTATTCCCTGAAGGATCTCCAGGTGCAAACGAAGATGCAATAGCAGACCAGATGTTAAATATGCAGATGCAAGAAATGATGAGTCCAAGAATGGGAAGAGCTGGCGGTGGTATTATGCAAGTTGCTCCGGGTGTACCAGCAGGTATGGAACTAGATTATAGAAACACAGGTGGTTTTATTCCTATGGGTGGACCAGAAAAAGCTGATGACGTCCCAGCAATGTTATCCAAAAATGAATTTGTTATGACAGCAGACGCTGTACGTGGTATGGGTGATGGAGATGTTAATAGAGGAGCACAAAGAATGTATGATCTTATGAATAATATGGAGGCCAAAGTATAATGCCATCAGAATTTGATACCAAGACCACCCAGGTCTCGATGTCTTCTCCCGCAGTGGAGAAGATGCTTGCAATGTATGAACCAAAATTAGCGGGAATATTAGGCGGAAACATAAACACAGCTGCTTTTGCACCAACAGTAGCTGCACAAAACCAAGCGCAACAAGAAGCAATGAAACTTGGCTTAGGCCAACAAGGTTTTTCTTATGACCCAGCAACAGGAGCAGTAACCCAAACAGGGCTAGCTTCTTTTCAACCATATTTAAATCAAGCTACGACAGCTGCAAACCAGATTCAAGGTGCCGGTGCTACTGCATTACAAAATGCTGCATCAGCAATAAATCAAATGCAAGGATTAGCAGGAGCTCAAGCTATTTCGGGGGCTGCAGACCCGAGCATGCAACTGGCTCAAGCTGACCTTGCTGGCGCAAGAGATGTGCTAGGTCAGAGCATAGGAGATTTCATGTCTCCATACCAACAACAGGTGATTGATTCTGTATTGGCTGACTATGATCTAGACACACAAAAACAACAACAAGATTTAGGAATAGCACAAGCGCAACGCGGTACGTTTGGACAGGGCCGAGCAGAGTCTGCAACTCAACAGATGCTCGCGGACCGTGGTAGAAATAGAGCAGCAATACAAGCAGATTTATTGATGAGAGGATATCAACAAGCAGCATCAGACAGAAACCAACAAGCTGCAAACTTAATGGGGCTTTCAGCACAACAAGCAGGACTAGGCACTACTGCTGGGGATCTTTTAGGCCAAGACATATCTGCATTACAAACTGCTGGAACAACACAAGGACAGTTAGCAGGATCGCAAATGTCACCATTCCAGAATGCACTAGCAGCGCAAACACAACTTGCTAGTCTTGCGCCTTCATTAGATGCACAACAATACGGCGTGCTATCTGCATTCGGTGATCAACAACAAAAACAAACGCAAGCAGGATTAGACGCTCTAGCGCAAACTAATAAGCTTGCACAGTATGCACCTTACGAACAATTAGGTTTCGTAGGTCAACAAATTTCTGGACTAATGGGCGGATACGGAACAGGAACAAGTATCGGAACGACTGCTGGACCACAGCCAACATCAGGTCAATCATTGATGGCTGGACTAGGAACAGGCGCGGGCATTCTATCTAGTCTCGGAGGATTATTCGGTGGTTAATACATTAAGAAGAAAAATGTTTAGTATGGGTGGAAATGTACCTGGACATCATGGTGTAGGTATTACATCTGGCATGCGTTACAACAAGGGCGGCCGTGTAGGTTTTGCACCTGGAGGAGGTGTTGATCCTGTTGATGAAATGTTTGAAAGTAAAAAAGCTGAGACTACTGCGAAAGAAGTAAAGGCTGGTAAAGGGTTAGGCAAAAAAGGTTTTGGTTTAGCTGGACTTAAAATTAGAGGGATTCCTATAGGTAAATTATTAGGTACATTTGGTTTTGGGCCAGGTTTCGGAGCGACTTTAAGGTCTTTAAGGAGCGGCTCTACTAAACCTATTAGGGGGTACATTAAAAGAGGAGTACCTATGAAAGACGTTAGGTCTATGAAAGATCTTCTTAATTCAAGAGCCCTTAGAACTGCGGGAGTTACAACCGGAGGAGTTTTAGGAGCTGGAGGAGCAGCTAGTTTACTATCTAACATTTTACCTGACTCAGATTTTTCTGAATCAGATGCTCCTATACTAAGAGGCTTGCAAATGGCTAGAGATTATGTTGTTGATCCTCTTGTAGATTACACTCCTGGAGGCTTGGCTTATTATGGTTTTACCGGGGAAAATTTATCAGACGAAGCTAGAAAGCTAGGAGGAAAAGAAGCTAGAGCAGATATAGATGCTACTCCAGATATTGATCCACCTGCTGTAGAATCTTTAGTAGAAAGAATATCTGCTGAAGATCAATTAAGACAAGACTTTGCTCAAAGAAAAGCATTGTATGAAGAATTAATGTCAGATTCTGACGAAGGACAAAACAACTTAGGTGTTCTTGGTAGATCATTACTAGAAGCATCAGAAGCACTTAACCAAGGTCAAGGCTACATATCAGCAGGTAATGTATTTGGTACGGGCCTAGCTGATGAGGTTGCAAGAAGAGATGAAAGAGCTGCATCAATTAAAGACGCAGCTGCCACACAAGCAATCACTGATGTTATGAGTGAAAGAGCAGTTAACCAAGCTACTATGCAAGAAGCACTACTTGCAGGAGACACAGATACAGTAAGAACATTACAAGGTATAAACCAAGCACAAGCTGCTGGCATACCTTTAGAAAAGGTACCGACAGATGATGGAGGAGAGTTAGATAAAGAGTCATTAGATGAAAGACCAGGCACAGTCTTTATTGACCCAGACAATGTTATCGGAAAAGGTTTCTTTGTAGCTGTAAACAGTAGAGGTGAGAAAGCATCATTTAACGACGTACAAGCGGCTATTGAATTTGCAGAAACGTAGGAGCTGGTATGGTAGCCGCATCACTTCTTAAATTAACAGCGTCTGAACTTGCTAAAAAAGGCCTACGATCAAGTAAAGATCTTGGTAATTATATAAAGATTAGACCAGACAATAATAAACTTACTATAGGATTACCAGGAGAAAGAAAGCCAATCGTATTAGATAGCAACGTTACTTTAAAGGATGCAATTAATTTAAGAAATAAGCGCATAGACAAAGCAGGTTTTTCTAAGAAAGAAAAAGATCTTTTACTACAACCTCCTGTTCCAGGAGAAAATGTTTTAAATTTTATTAAAAAACAAAGAGCAGTAGATGAAGCGGCTAAAAAATTTAATAAAAATAAACCAGAAACTTGGAAAGGTTTGTTGTCTTCATATGGAGAAAAAGACCCTAGTTTTGTTTTACCTACTGACAAAAACATTCGTAAGTTTGTAATAGATAAACTTAAAGAATCTTCAAAAGCAACAAGTAATGTTTTTGATGCTAGTTTTAACCCCTCTCTTACTAGCAGAGCAATGGTAAAACAATTTTCAACAACAAATATGAATAAATCTGTTTATAACCAAGGTTTAAAAAAACTTGGTATACAAACCAAAACTGAAAGCAAAAGTAAATCACTAAAAGGTGCAAGCGCACAGCAAATGCAAAAATTAAAAAATTTTTTATTTTCTAAAGCTTACACAGCAGGTCAAAAAAAACATTTACGTGAAGTAAATGAAATGAAAAAAATATTAAATAAAAGATCTGGAATTTATTACGGCAAAAGAGGTGATCAAGACAAAGCACTAGAAATAGAACATGCTCAAGCCGTTTATGATGTTATAAGACAACTTGGTATTAATAATATTGATGAGTTTATAAAAAACGCAACCCCAAAACAAATAAACGACGTTGCTAAAATAGCAATGCGATATTCAAATTTAGGATTTGCAACAAAACTTCAGAACAGAGGAAGACTTTCTAAAAGTGAATTATTTGAAACAGGTACTACCGGAGAACATTCAAAAAAAGGTGTAATTTTAAGAAATCTTGAAGTTGAAAGATTGAGGGCTACAGGCAAATATGATGAAGCTGATATACTTGAACAAAAAATAAAAGATGATATTAAAGAATTTATAGCCTTAAGAAAAATAGAAGCGAAAGCAGGACTTCCTTTAAAGTTCGATTACTCAAAAAACCATTGGCTTCCAGAATACGCTCGAATAAAAAGTTCTGATTATTATAACGTTCCTGAAAGATCTATAAGCCAACAAATTTTTGATATTGCAGAAGCTAGAGGTATTACTCTTCCAAAAAGAAAAAGAAAAACAGTACAAGGTACCTATTTTAACCCAGGTGAATTTAAACCAATAACAGAAACAGAATTTAAAGAATTAAAAAACGACGGTGGTAGTGTCGGCATACAGCCTGTAGCTAGTCCTACACAAAAATTTGATGCAGATGTAAAACAAATGATGGAGACTACTGGTCTAGATTTTTCTGACGCAATCATAGAACTTATGAAAGACAATGCTAAAAGAGAAAAATTTAACATCGGGGGTATGGTTGGAGGAAACAAAAAAGGATTTGCATTAGACGATGAGTCTTTAGGCAATAAAGTTGGTGCGTTAGAAAGTTTGTTAGCAGGTATCGGAGCAGGTTTGATTGATATACCAAAAGGTGCCTTTACTCTTGGTGCTGCATTAATGGATGTAGGATTTGGTACGAACAACTCAGCAAAAATGGAAGCATGGTTTGACGATCTTACTGATTTTGATGAAAAAGCAGAACAACACTGGTTAGGCAGTTTTGCTAGGATAGCTACAAATTTAGGTGTACCAGGTGCGTATGGATTCAAAGCAGGTGAACGTCTTGCACGTAACGCGCTTCTTGCAAAACGTAATGGTAATTATTTTAAACTTACAGACCCTGTGCTCCAAGAAAAATTTAAAACATCTTTGAATGCAAAAGGTAGATTGCTGGCAACACTTGGAGGCGCAGCTGGTGTAGGCGCAACAGATGCTATATTTGTAGGTGATCCTGAAGGTGTTGGTACGTTTGGTGACATGATAGGTATGGGGCCTACTGAGCTAGATCCTAACGACGAAAACCTTGCATCAAGAGAAATAGCAAACAGAGTTAGGTTCGGTGTAGATGGTGCACTATTTTTAGGATTGATTGGTGGAACGGGGTCCGCGATAAAATCTTTAGCAAGAAGACGAGATGACCTAGCTTCTAATAATGACGCTATCGATAAGTTTTTTTCTACCCTTAGACCTAGAGGTAAAAAATCACAAGCATTCTTTGACATGGAAAGAAAGAATATTGGTGCGCGGGCCGGGGATATAAATTTTGCAGGGGAACAAGCTCGTAAACTAGACAAACACATTGATGCAATATTTCCATTTGTAAAAAATCCATTTAATAAACTAGGCAACAAAGGACGATCTGAATTTATGGATAAATTAAACGATACTTTATTGTCTGGTGAAATAAGAATGGATGCTACAGGGAAAGTTAATTTTGGTCCTATGGATAAAAATTTATCAGATGAGATTACAAAAATTATGAAAGGCAAAAACGCTAAACAAGAAGACATTGATGGTGTGTTTGATTCTTTTGAACAAATGCGTTTAGGATGGGGACATATATTTAGTCGTCTAGGTTATTCTATGGATGATGCAGGAAGGTCAGAATTTAGAGCTTTGTTTGGCAACAAATTTAAAAGTTATCTTGGATCAACTTATGAAATATTTCAAAACAAAAGTCTATTGCCTTTCCTTAGATACAAACCAACAGAAGAGGCTGTAGAAAAAACAATTAAGTTGTTTATGGATTCGGCATCAGAAGCTGGTAAACCTATTACAAGAGGGGAAGCAGAGTTATTTGTAGATAGAGCTATTGAAACAGTAAAAATGCCAAGAGACATTTCTACATCAAAAGAAAAAACAACAGGCATTTATTTTGATGCACCTGAATTTTTTGCAAACAAGACTGTATTAGATGAAATAGAGCTAGGCAAAAAAACTGTGGCTTTTGACGATTTAGCATCAGATTCTAAAAAAATAATAGGAGAACTTTTTGGTAAAATAGCAGACCCTATGCAAACGATGCTTACAGGCACAAATAGATTGTCATTGATAGGTAGACGTAATCAATTCTTTAATGATTTAATAAAAGCTGATGAAGTATTAGAACCAAAAAGAGCAGAATTTTTTAAAAATAATCCAGGCAAAACATTGCCAAAAGAGTTGAGAGGTTTCTTTAGAGAAACAGAAAAAGAAGCGGTAGAAGCATTTGGTGGTAATATTAAAAAAATAGAAATAGATCCTTCAAAGACCATAGAAGCGGGTATAACAAATCCTGTAAATGGTAAGTATGCAGAACGTGGTGTAGCAGAAGCGTTAGAAGAGGCGTCGCAAGTAGCAGCAGCTCCAAGCACGCTTGCACAAATGTACCAAAGTTTTATTCTGTACCCAAAAGCAACCTCTCAGTTAGCCAAAACAGTTCTTAGTCCCATAACACATGTTAGAAACTTTGTATCCGCAGGAGCATTTGCAACCGCAAACGGTTTAATACCGGGCCTAGTGTCTCCAGATGACTTTGGTAAAGCATTTAAAGAAGCATTTGGTCAACTACAAATACCTGGTGCTAGAATGGATAATGAAAGGTATAGAGAGTTATTAAGACTTGGTGTGGTTAACAGTAACGTTAGATTAGGAGACCTACAAAGACTATTAAAAGACACAAACTTTGGTGAAAGTGTAAACACTACAAAAGCCTTACGAGATCTTATGCGTCCGTTCTCTAAATTTAAAAAGTTTACAGAAGACCTGTACACAGCAGAAGACGACTTTTGGAAACTAACTTCTTTTGCACTAGAAAGACAAAGATTAGGAAGAGCATACGAAAAGTATGGTATTGCAAAAACAGCTGGAGAGCTAGACGAAGAAGCAGCGGATATAATTAGAAATAATATACCTAACTATGACATGGTTAATGACTTTATCAAGGCAACAAGAAAACTACCTCTTGGTAACTTCGTATCTTTCCCTGCGGAAATTATGCGTACCACTGCAAATATTTTAAACAGGTCATTAAAAGAAATAAACTTTGAACATACACTTAGTGATGGCAGGATAGTAAAACCACTACAAGGTATAGGGTATAAAAGATTGTTTGGTATGGGTACAACTGTTGTAGGTGTACCTTATGCTACCTCAGAAGCATTCAAAGCTATCTATGATGTAACAGAAGACGAAATGCAGGCTTTAAGAAGGTTTGTTCCTGATTGGTCTAAAAATTCTACAATACTTCCTATGCGGGGCGAGGATGGAAAATTAAAATACATAGACTTTTCTCATGCAAATGCATACGACACAATGATACGTCCCATAAACTCCATGATAATAGGGGTACAAAGAGGTATGGAAGAGGGTGAGCTTGGCAAAGAAGTATTAAAGTCTATGTACGAAGGAACAAAAGAAACATTGTCTCCTTTCTTTAGTGAATCAATTTGGACTAACGCTTTATCTGATATCGTAATTAGAAATGGTAGAACTAGAGAGGGCAGGAGATTGTACACTGACCAAACGCCGTGGGGTGAAAGAGTCAATAAAAGTTTATTACACCTAGCAGAAACACAGTTCCCTGGATCAATAGCATCTTTCCAAAGGCTAGATTTAGCGTTTGAGCCTGTGGACATAATTAAAAAAGGTAAGTTTGATGAGTATGGTAATACATTTAATATTCCTGATGAAGCATTAGGTTTTTTAGGTTTGCGTGCAGTTGAGGTTGATCCTGTTAAAGCTATGAAATTTAAAATAGCTGACTTTAGAACTGGTATTAACAATGCTCGTAGAGAGTTTACCTCTCCTTTATTACGTGGTGGTCCAACTACCCCACAACAAATTGCAGACAGATATCAAGTTGCTAGTGAAGCTCTATATAATGTGCAAGAAAAAATGTTTAGAGACTATTTCGCAGCCATGGAGTTAGGAGCAAGAGTCGGACAATTAGATAATGAGTTTGCGGACAGGGTTTCTAATGTGCAATTAAGATCTATAAAGCGTGGTGAGTTTAAACCTTTTATACCATCAGAAAATATTGAAGCTGCTTTTGCGGAAAATGCTAGAAACATAGGGCAGCCTAACCCATACATACAAGCTAAACCGTTTATTAGAAATTTAATTAGATTGTATGATGGCGTCCCTTTTGGAGTTGGATTACCTAACATACGAAATCCATTCCAGCAAGATCGTTCTTTACCAATACAAGGATCACCAGTTTTCCAAGGCCTAAGTAACCCACTACAAACAAATTCTTTTGGTGCACTTACACCTAGAACTACACAACAAACTGCTATAAAAGGTCAGCAAGTATTTGGAGCTACTGACCCAATATTTGGAACTTAATATGAACGATACAGTTAAAGGCATAACACCAGAAGGCGACAGAGAACACATTATCTCTTTGTATGGACATGTAAAAGGTGTGGAGCGTGAAATAGAAGTGATTAAGACAAACCACCTTAAACATCTAGATGAAAAAATTTCACACGTACACTTAGACGTAGAAGCTTTGGGGGGCAAGATAGACAAAATCTATTGGGTAGTTCTTACCACGGTGGGTGCCGTTGGTTTAATTGTAATAGAAACTTTATTGGGGATGTTAGGATGACGTTTGCAGAAGCATTTGCTAAAGCCAGAAAAGAACAAGGACCAGGTGGAACGTTTACCTACAAAGGTAAAAAGTATTCTACTAATCGAGCTGATGATAAAGCTACAAAGAATAATGTAGAAAAGAAAACACCTACAAAAGACAGAAAAGAAAAAAGAAAAACGAAAAAAGAAACTAAAGAAGAACAATCATTATTAGACAAAGCTAAAAATTTAATCCCTCCAAACATGAGACAGTTTGTTTATGATATAACAGGAGGTAAAGAAGATTTTACAGAAAAAGATTTATCAGCTTCAGATCAAGAACTTTTTAGAGAAATAATATCTAACGCTGCAGCAGAGGGAAGAGATTATATAGACTATGATGATTATGGTATTGATTCCTTCTACAGGCCTTTTATGGAAAATATTACAGACCCAAGATACAATCTTAAAACTTTAGTAGGTAGAGGTAACTTTGAGGTTGATGAAGATGGAAATTTAATTTTAACTGACAAGTATGATTTTAACGTAAATGATCCTTTAAGTGGTAGTGAGTATGCTCCTATTGCTGATGCTAGTGCTATGGACATAGCTAAAGATTTATTTAATAGAGCTAAGGAAAAAGGAATGTATAATGCACTAAGAACAGCTGGTTCTTATTTTGGTTCTGCGCCAGGAGAAGGTTCAGATGTTAGAATTAATTTAGGGGATGCTTCAGGCATCATGGCAACAGACGCAGCAAAGGATGTAGCATAGTGTTATGGTCCTTCCTTTAGCAATAAGAGGTATACTAGCAGCCGCTGGCAAAACTCCTTTAAAAAAAATAAAACCATCTAAGATCAAAGAGCTATACATGCGAGGAGAAACTTTACCTTATTCTGCTGGCATAGCAGGAATGCAAGCTAGAGTCGGTGGTAAAAAAATGTTTGGCCCTGGAATACAGGGTAGAGATGTTACAAGAGATCGTGGTACAGCCAGCACATACGCACAAGGAGCAATGGATTCTGGTGTTCCTATTATTAGATCAAAAAAAATAACCCCGACTCTTAGAGAAATAGGTACAGATGATCCTTACGGAGCTGCTTTTTTTAGATTTAAAGACTACCCTCAGATGATGAAGTTAGATCCAGGTAGAGCTCGGTTCCCTGTAGATAGAGGTAGGAGTATTATGGAGAATATAAAATCAGCAATGATGTACACATCTCCTATGTATAAGTTTGCTAAGAGTGCAGGTTCTAGAATACCTGACTCCCTGCCAGAATATAAAAAGTTTTATGGACTAAGAGACTTATTAAGAAAAATAAAAGATCCTAAACAAAGAGAAATATTGAGAAAATTATTTTTTGGAGATATAAGTAAATTGAAACAAGGGGGCAGAGTATGAAACTATCAGAAAACTTTTCATTAAAAGAATTGACTAAGTCACAGACCGCGGTACGCAAAGGCATTAACAACGAACCGGGGACCGCGGAAATAGAAAACCTTATTCACCTAGCGGAGTCCGTCCTGCAACCAGTGAGAGATCACTTTGGTAAAGCGGTCATGATATCTTCAGGCTATCGTAGCCCAGCGCTGTGCGAAGCTATCGGATCTTCGACTAAGTCACAGCATGCCAGGGGTGAGGCAGCAGACTTTGAAATAGGAGGAGTGGATAATAAAGAACTTGCGACTTGGATCAGTAAAAATACAACATTTGACCAGTTAATTCTGGAATTTTATGATGAAGGAGATCCAAATTCTGGATGGGTGCACTGTTCAGCGGTGAAGGGAGAGCCAAGAAAACAGGTGTTAAGAGCAAGCAAAGTAGGAGGACGGACGAAATACGAACAGATACTTCTTTCTTAAATCCATTCACTAATATCTTCCCCCATAATTTCATTTGCTAAGTTTATCTTCTTCCGTAATGCTTTAACGATACGTTCATCTATCGTATTTTCTGCCATCAAGTCAACATAGGTAACACTGCCAGTCTGGCCGATACGGTGCGCTCTGTCCTCTGACTGTAGTCTTTTTTCTAGGTCATAACTGTTAGAGTAGTATACTACCGTGTTAGCAGCAGTCAGGGTAATTCCATACCCTCCAGTTTGTGCGTTTCCTACAAAATAGCGTGTAGGGCTGTTTTTTTGCTGAAACTGAGCAATGTTGTCCTGGCGGAGGGTAGGGTCCACCCCACCGTGATATTCGACTGTAGAGGCCTCTCCGTAAGCTTTTTTCAGAGCAGTGACTATATTTTTTATGTCAGCTCTGTAATTTGCCCAGATAATGACCTTGCCCTCTGTCTCTTCTAATAATTCTAATAACGAATCAATTCTGTTGTTTTTGATCTCAGTAATTGTTTCGTCGTCTGCCTTAAAATGGCCACAAGTTACTTGATGCAATCTCATAAGCTGTGTCATGACATTCATAGTAGACATAACTTTGCCTTCTAGTTCTGCTACAGCTTCACGTTTCATCTGTGCGTAAACTTTTTTCTGTTCGTCTGTTAGTTCTATAATTCTTTTTGTAAATACTTTTGGTGGCAAGTCTAAGCAATCTTCTTTTAGTACACGGTAAGAAAATTTTTCTAATTTCTCTGTAAGTTCTGGTAACCTACGATAACTACCTACAATCTGTACACGTCGGCCACCGAAATTTCTGTCTATCATATTTGCATAACGTGCACGGAAACTATAATAAGACTGATGACCCAGATGATAAGGGTCTAAGAATTCACACTGACTATACAAGTCAAGTGGTGATTTAGTAACTGGTGAGCCTGTCAAGATTCTACGGTACTTCGCTAGATCCGCTATTTTTAATATATTTTTTGTTCGCTTTGCTGTCGGATTCTTGATCGTTGTAGATTCATCAATCCCTATCAAAGCTCTACCAACAAATATGTTAAGGAAAGAATGAGCAAAGTCCAGCCCTTTTGATGTAGAAAATGCTTCTACGTTCATTATCAATACTTTAAGTTTATCGTCGTCTACAAATAATGTATCGAGCTCGTGTTGTTTTTTCTTCGTGATGTTTGGTTCCCATAAAACTTTTGTATATTCTACATGCTCTGGCATATGTGTGGGAAACTCGATGTCATTCCAGTTCTTGTACACACCTTTGGGGGCAATGATTAGTGCACCGCGGACCGCGCCTCTGTCATATAACATAGCTATATTATCAACGAGGACCTTGGATTTACCTGTACCCATTTCCATAAATAATGCGTAGGTATCTTGGGCCCATGATTTTTCTAATGCCTGGAGCTGGTGCTCATAAGGCTTAGTTTTAAACCTATAATCTTTTATCATAATTTATTTTACTTTCTAACTTGACAATTATATAAGGATGACTATGTTGTTTGTCAACATAGAAAGTATGAAATGAGAAATAAATTATTTGAGCTATATAGGCCAAAACAATTGGCAGAATTTTTAGAATTTAACAAGGCAAATCCTAACGAAAGTTTTGTCTATGTTTTACAGCATCCGCCAAGAAATATAAATATTTTAACAGCGTCTGACTACGGGTATCTTGTAATTTGTTTACCGGAAAATTCACAGATGTTGTTTAGTCCAGCACCTTTTATCCACAAAATGAGAAAAAATTTAAGAGACTTTAGAGAAACTGACTATATACTTTGCTCAGGTGATCCTGCAATCATAGGATTGTCTACAGCTATAGTTAGTGATATAACACAGGGGAAATTTAATTTGTTAAAATGGGATAGGCAAGAAACTAGATACTATCCTTTGTCGTTCAACCTATTTGAGAAAGGAGAAGAAGAATGATTAATATTGAGGAATTAGAAAAGGACCAGCAACAGGTCATAGAAAAAGCAGATGTAGATACTCTTGCAAGTTATTGCAGGGAACTACAGACATACGAAGAAGAGATTGCAGAATTAGAAGAGCAGATAAAAAAGAAGAGAGAAAAAGCAGACAAGATTAGTTCAGAGATAATACCTAATATGCTGGCAGAGCAGGGTATATCATCTTTGAAATTAGCTGATGGCAGTTCTGTTGACGTAAGAAAGTCATATAACTGCACCATTAAAAAAGATGAGATGGAATCAGCTTACAACTGGCTTCGAGAAAACCAACTGGGGGACATCATTAAGAATGAGGTTTCTGTACAGTTTGGTAGAGGCGAAGATAACAAGGCTGAGCAGTTGCTTGACCTTGCAGCGCGAGAAGGTTATGAACCTTCGCAGAGGTCAAAGGTAGAACCTATGACTTTGAAAGCGCTCTATAGAGAGCGTGTTGAGGCCGGCCTCGACATGCCCTCGCAGTTCTTTAATATTTTTATTAAAGATCAAACAAAAATAGGCCGGAAATCGTGAAACAATAAGGAGGAAACATGAACCAAGTAGCGAAGAAAAAAGATTCAAACATAGCTTTGGCTGGTATGTTTGAAGCTGACAGCATGGGTGGAATGGAGCAAATGAGTACAGACGATTTTGCTATGCCATTCTTACGTGTGCTTAGCCAATTGTCACCCGAGACAAACAAACGGGATTCGAAGTATGTCGAAGGTGCTGAGCCAGGTATGATATTCAATACCGTGACTAAGCAGGCATATGACGGCGAGAAGGGAATCAATGTAGTTCCATGCTTTTACAAGCGGGAATATGTTGAGTGGCAGGATCGTGGCGAGGGCACAGGTGCTCCCGTTGCTATCCACTCCGTAGAAAGTGGCATCATAAAAGAAGCTACTAGAGACGGACTAGGAAAAGATAGATTGTCTAACGGCAATTATCTTGAAAACACGGCGTCATACTTTGTTATGACAGAAGACCTACAACAAGCTTTGATAACTATGAAAGCTACACAGTTGAAGGTTAGTAGAACCTGGAACTCGATGATGAATACGTTAAAGCTGAAAGGCAAGAATGGTTTATTCACACCGGCTTCCTATAGTCACGTGTATAATCTTAGCACAGTACAACAATCAAACGAAAAGGGAACTTGGTTTGGTTGGAATGTAGCTATGATTGGTCCAGTACAAGATGAAAATCTGTATGGGGCTGCAAAAGCATTTGCTTCATCAATGCGTAATGTTGAAGTAAAGCATGATAAAGACGAGCCCGCGGCTTCGAAAGAAGACGTTCCGTTTTAATCATGGGAGAGACGCGTAAGCATATCCCCCCTTACGCGTCTCTGACGTTTGACGAGTATTGGTTAGAACAAGACGAGTTGTGGGATATAAGTACAAAGGAGTCTAAGAAACAAAAAGAAGAAAGGTTAAAGAAATTAAATGAACAAAGTATGTCCGACATGCCAACAGGTGTTTCAGATAACAAAGTGGCAAAAGAGTAAAGTTTATTGCACTGAGTTATGTAAGCCGACTTACAGGCCTAACAGAGGTAGGCCAAAGGGAAGGCCTAAAAGTGACTGATTACAAAAAATTAGCTTCAGAATTTATGGATATGTTTGCTAGTCGTCTTGACGTTCGCGGCCAAACTGTGAACAAAGGTATCAGAAGAGAAGATGGTAAAGAAGAAGTTAGTGTAGAGTTTATGTTTGAGAAGATTACTGAAGAACATTGGGAGCTACATTTAAAAAACGAATTACCTGTGTCCGGAGAAACAGCAGACAATTGTAGAAAATACAATAAGACATTACCTTTTTGTGGTTTAGGTTTAGTACCTATAAGACCTGGCACGCTTGACTGTAGGTGGGGTTGTATAGATATAGATCAATACGACCTGAACCATAAAAATGTTATTGATGATATACAAAAACTAGATGTGCCAATGATTGTATTTAGATCTAAGTCCGGTGGGGCACACGTTTTTTTATTTACAAAAGAATGGGTCACAGCCGCAGCTATGATAGAAAAATTACGTTCAATAGCTAAAGAGTTGGGTTTACCAAAAAATGTAGAAATATTTCCTAAGCAAGATCGTGTAAGAGAAGACGGTTTTGGTAGTTTTTTAAACATGCCATATGTAAATGCAGAGCATACACAAAGGTATGCGTATGATGATAAGGGTAATGCCATAGATGCTTCTGACTTAAAAACTTTTTATGACACAAAAGCTTTAACATCAGATGAGTTCACTGATTTGAAGGCAAAGAAAAATGCAATTGCTAAAAAGCAAGAGGCATTTCCTAAAGGTCCGCCATGTTTAAATCATTTAGCAAAGATAGGATTTAGTCAAGGAAGCAGAAACAACGGTTTATATAATGTAGGCGTGTATTGTAAAAAAGCATTCGACGAGGGGATGTGGCAAACTAAAATGATGGAATACAACAATAAATATTTTAATCCTCCTCTTCCATATCAAGAAGTGGATAATCTTATCAAGTCTGTAGCAAAACAAACATACAAGTATAAATGTAAAGATGCTCCTATAGAAGAACATTGCAAGGCAAGAGAGTGTTCAGGATGTAAGTTTGGTGTTTCAGATGGTTCGGATTTTACCATACCGCATATTTCAGATTTAAAAATAGTTCAAACAGTTCCTGCTGTTTATTATGTTTCTGTAGAGGGTAAAGAAATAAAACTTACTTTAGAAGAATGGCTTACGCCTTCAAAATTTTCTCAACAGTGTTATGGGCAGGCAAGAGTTTCTTTCCCTGTTACTAAAAGTTTAACTGTAGCAAAGTGGATGGAGTTAGTGGTGACTCCTTTGACTGCTGATGGTAAGGTAACATTAATAAAAGCTATTTATTCTTTATCTCCTTCATATTTATTAGAACAACATCTAAAAGATTATGTAACAGAAATGTCTACGGGCAATAAGATAGAAGATGTTTTAAACAATGTTTCTTATACAGAAGTAAATGAAGATAACAAACCTGTGGTAACTTATTTTAGAATGAAATCCTTTGACGATTATTTAGTTAGATCTAATTGGAAACATTCTAAGGAAGAAACTACAGCACTTTTAGTTAGACTTCCAAATTACATATCAGAAAAAAGAAAATTAATAGGAGGTAAAAAAATTTTTGTGGTTTCTATAAAACCATATGTAGAAGAAAAAGTTGAAGGTTCGAAACCGGAATATAATAAAAGTCCTTTTTAGCCTGTCATACACTATCATACGCTGTACGTACATATACGTGTTAGCAATACATAGATAGACATAGATAGTTTTTGTTAACATTAGTTAACGTTAGTGTTTCAGGAGTATTCAGATCAACGCACATTGACTCAAATCGTTTCAAATAAGTTTTCAACTTGACTTTTTCTGTTATTTTATAGATATTTAGCGAATCAGGGATTTTCCCTGCAAATAAAAACAGGGTAAGGCCCTGCACACAAGGAGAGAAAAAATGAAAAAAACTTTTTACATCGGTCCACCAGGGACTGGTAAAACAGAAAGCTTAATAAGAAAGGTAGAAGAATTAATGAAGCAGGGTGTAGACCCAAAAGAAATAGCTTACATTTCTTTTACAAACATTGCAGCAGATGAAGCAAAGAACAGAGCAATAAAAACTTTTCCAAATGTTCCAGAAAAGAAATTTGAAAACTTTAAAACATTACACTCACTTTGCTATGCACACGTTCCAGAGTTACGAGATAACTTAATGACAGATGCAGACTATGCATCAATGGGTGCTGTAATACCAGTAAACTATCATGATTTTAAAAAGGGTATTGTTTGGGAAACACCGACTGACAAAGAAGGTAATTTAAAAACAAGCAATCCTTATTTAAGAACAATACAAGTTGCAACTGTTAAAAAAATTCCTGTCATGGAATACTTTAACAACGAACAACTGGACTTTAAAATTAAAAGATCAATTCTAGAAAAGATTAACGAAGAGTACGCAAGATATAAAAAAGAAAATTATCTTTATGACTACAACGATTTTTTAATAAAGTTTTGTGAACTACCTCCTGGGGTTACACCACAGTTTAAAATTTTAATTGTTGACGAGTGCCAAGACCTAAGTGCGTTGCAATGGGATTGCATTAAAAAGATGATGGCTGAGTCTGGTCTTGAAGAAGTTTACTTTGCAGGCGACGACGACCAAGCTATTTACGAATGGGCTGGAGCAGACGTTAATCAATTTAGATCTTTAGTACACCAGTGTGACGAAGTTATAGAACTTCAAAGTTCTCACAGAGTTCCTAAAGGACCACATGCTTTAGCAGAAAAAATAATAAAGAAAGATAAAGGAAGAGTTAAAAAGATGTATCTACCTAAACAGGAAGGTGAATCTACAATCGATGTTAAGTGGACTTTTGACGAATGCATTCCTTTAATTAAAGAATGGTCAAATAAAAACGAAAGCGTATTAGTTCTTTGTTCTTTTAAAAAACCTTTAATGTCTGCAGAGATCTCATTGCGACATGCTGGACTAAGGTTTGATTCTTTTAAGTCTAGTGGTTTGAAAGAGTCTTTGGTTGAGGTTATAACAACCTGGGAAAGATGGAACAAGAGCGGTAAAACTTTATCTGGAGCTCAGATAAAAGAACTGTACAAGTATCTTGAAACGGGGACCGCGGTAAAGCGAGGATATAAAACTGGCGCCAAGGCACCGGACGATCTTGAAGAGTATACTATTGAACAGTGCATGGAGAACTTTGGGTTATTGGTGCGCGGACCGTGGTACGATTGTATTGCTAAAATATCTGATGAAGATAGGCAGTACATGAAACAAATAGAGGATTCTGGCCGGCAACTTACAGACCCTGCTCTTATCAGGATTTCTACCATCAGTACTATAAAAGGAGCTGAAGCTGATCACGTAATTTTGTTTTCAGACATTGCTTACCCTGAAGTTTTACAGATGAGAAGAGGCGGAGGAGAGGTGCATAGAAAGCAATACGTTGCTGTTACAAGAACCAAAGAGACTTTGCATATTATTCTTGCTAAGAATTTTGAGAACTCTTATCCGTTGTTATCTTTATGGCAAGACCTAGAGAAAGAGCAGATAAAAATGGAGGAGGTAATGTATGAAAAAACACGATCCAGTGAATTTTCCCTCCCACTATAACAAAGGAGACATAGGTTGTATTGATGCTATCAAGTCTTGCCAAGGCGAAGGTTTTAAATATTATCTTCAAGGTTCAGCAATAAAATACATTTGGCGCCATGAGCACAAAGGTAAACCAATAGAAGATTTGGACAAAGCTATTTGGTTTTTGAACAAACTAAAGGAAGAATATAAGTGAAAACTTTATTTACACCGGACACAAATTGGAACCAGCAAGAATTTAAAGATCTTACAAAGGAACCAATAGTTTCAGTTGACTTAGAGACAAGAGATCCAGACTTAAAAACATTAGGGTCTGGTGCTGTTAGAGGAGAAGGAGAGGTAGTCGGCATAGCTGTGGCTGTGCCTGGCTACAAAGCATACTTCCCTATAGCGCATGAAGCAGGAGGAAACTTAGATCCTTCAGTTGTTTGGAAATGGTTCAAGAAAAATGTAGCCGACACGAATTCTACAAAAGTTTTTCACAATGCGATGTATGATGTGTCTTGGATAAAAGCTAGCGGCATAGAATTAAAAGGCAGAATACAAGACACAATGTTGATTGCTGGTTTGTTGGATGAGAATAGGTACTCTTATACTTTAAATTCTGTAGCAAAAGAATACATAGGACAAACAAAAAAAGAAGAAATACTAAAAGCAGAAGCAGACTCTTGGGGCGTTGATGCAAAAGCAGAGATGTGGAAACTACCTGCTGCATCTGTTGGTAATTATGCAGAAGCAGACGCGGACATAACCTACGAGTTGTATAAACGTTTTCAACATCTAATTGACGAAGAAGATATATCACGAATTGTTGAAATGGAATCAGATTTGTTTCCGTGTTTAGTCGACATGAAATTTAAAGGTGTTCGTTTTGACCAGGAAAAAGCCGCACAATTGAGGGCTGACTTTGCTGCCCATGAAGAATTTTTATTACAAAATATAAAGAAACAAACAGGTATAGACGTAGAGGTTTGGGCTGCCGCATCAATACAAAAAGTATTTGACAAGCTAGATATAAAATATGACAGGACAAAAACAGGGGCTCCAAGTTTTACAAAAAACTTTTTGACTACACATACAAATCCTATCGTGTCTAGTATAGCTGAGATAAGAGAGTTAAACAAAGCTAGATCAAGCTTTATAGAGTCATTAGAAAAACATGTTAGAAACGGTAGAATACATGCAGATATAAATCAATTGCGTTCTGATGCAGGCGGTACGATAACAGGAAGGTTTAGTTATAGGAACCCTAACTTACAACAGATACCTAGTAAGAACAGAATTAGAGAATTGTTTTTACCAGAAGAGGGACATGAGTGGGGCTGTTTTGACTACAGTCAACAAGAGCCTAGAATTCTAGTTCACTTTGCGATTTTATCTGAGATTAAAGGTTCTGAAACTTTAAAAGCTGCTTATCAAACTGGGGACGCAGACTTTCACCAGGTTGTTGCAGATATAGCTAAGATAACACGTAAGCAAGCAAAAAGAATTAACTTAGGCATCATGTATGGAATGGGTAAAAATAAATTAATGGGTGAGCTTGGCTTAACGAAACTCGAAGCAGAAAGAATTTGGAAGGATTATCATGAAATGTTTCCTGTACTAAAACAACTTCAGAAAAAAGTAGAAACAAGAGCAAATCAATCAGGGGCTATTAGAACACTAGGCGGTAGAAAATTACATTTTCCATATTGGGAGCCGCATGGATTTAACGTGGCTAAACCTATTAAAGGTAAAGAGGAAGCAGAAGCAGAGTACGGGCCAGGTATGGTTCAAAGATCGTTTCTTTATCGGGGGCTAAATAAATTAATACAAGGATCAGCTGCCGACCAAACAAAGCAAGCTATGATCGCATTATATCGAGAGGGGGTGATTCCACATGTTCAAGTTCATGACGAACTTGATATCTCAATATCAAGCACTGAAGAGGCACAGCGAGTTGTTAGAATTATGGAAGAAGCGGTACGGCTCGAGGTCCCGAATAAAGTCGACTATGAAAAAGGAGAAAACTGGGGTAGTATAAAATAATGTCAAAGTATACGTACGAAGACCCCGTAGAAATCACGTTAGGCATATGTGAAAAGTGCGAGAACTATGTGCCTTTTATAAGGCTGGTCATACCTGATGACAAAAGAGTCTATCAGTGTATGACATGCAAGGCGAAACACACCCAACACATAAACGGAAAGGTAACTTTTAACTACGTAGATGAGATTTACAAACTCAAAAGAAATTAGCAAAGCAGCAAAAGGCGCAGCACTAGAACACAAGGCCATCGCTGCGATGACCGAGATTGGTATGTACGTAGCTAAAAGCGTTGACCCTCAATGTCCCTTTGATCTTGTGGCCGTGGATCCTGAATCGGGGACCGTGTATCTGGTGGATGTTAAAACAAAATCAGTAAGAAAAAACTGTCCGCCAGGATGGACCGACAAATCTACCAGGATAAACCGAGTTCTATCAAAAAAGCAAAAACAATTTGTAGATAAAACAGGGCTAGATATACAGCTATTTATTGAATAATGCCGGCAGAAAAAGGAAAAAAGTCCGCCGGCATATGAAGGCGAGAGATAATTCCTAAAATAAATTAAAATATTCTATTGTCAAATATAATAATTGCTATATATAATCCCATATAATAGTATAATAAAGGAGGCAATATGCCAGATATAAGTAAATTTAAATCAGTGTCTGTATCTACCGATACACACAATAAACTTATGAGTTTAGCACAAAGCAGGTTCGAAGTTCCTGTTAGTGTACAGAAAGTAATAGAGTTTTTATTAGAGAAAGAGATAAAAAAGAAAAATGGTAGATCTAACGGGCGATCAAAAGGTTAAAGCTATTTGCCCTCGTTGTAAGGGCAACGGCTATATTGTAGTGCAAGGTAAACCGTACGACTGCGCTCAATGCGATAATCAAATGTTTGTATGGTTACCAGCAAATCAATGCAGGGAAAATATAGAAGGAGGCATAGAACCAAAATGGATGAAGTCAGGCGAAGCCATATAATTAGAGATTTTATTGGAAAAGATATTCTAGAATTATTTCGCGAGTATAGTTTAATTATGGCAAAAACAAACAGACCTAAAGCCGCTGATGGTCAACGTGTAACAGTTTACGAACCAACAATTGGGCATTGTATTGATTTAAGGTATGGTGATGCACTTGCTGATAGTTTATTGTTATTTTGCCGGGAAAAAATTTCAAAAACGGTTGGTTTTGATTTAGTTCCTGTAACATCTTATTACAGGATTTATGGTCCAGAATGTAAATTACCTGTTCACGTAGATCAACCTGAATACGAGTGGTCTGCAACGATTTGCATGGGTTATGGTGCTCATGAACCTTGGCCTATTTTTTTAAAACGAGAACCGTTTTATTTGGAAGCGGGAGATGCTTTGATATATCAAGGAGCAAAAGAAGAGCACAGTAGACCTGTGTTTAAAGGGTCTTGGCAATCACAATTATTTTTACATTATAAGGAGGTGGGAGATGAACAAAGACAAGAAAAGAATAGCTAATCTAATGGCAGCTATGAAGCTAACTAAAGATAAAGAAATGAAAGATATGTGGAGCAAAAAACTGGAAGACCTGATAAAATTACAAAAGAGGAGGATGAATGAAAGATTTCAACCTAAAAGTAAGCTGGTCCATTAGTAACACACTGGTGTGGACAGTTTTGGCGATGGGGATAGGATTAATGATTGTAAATATAGTCACAATGATTAATATGTATTCAGTTATAGAAACGATGTGGCTAGAGATACAACAAGTCAAAGAAACTAATATTTCTTTGTACCAATTTATTCAGGAGCATCGAGATGACTTTAATTAAGGAAAATAAAGGCGTGAGAAAAAAGATTCCAGATAGGATGATGAGTGCAACTTTCACTTTACCAATCGATGGTAGAAAAGTTGTGGGCATATTAGACTATACAGCAAGCGACACTGGGCTAACACCTATGGCGTTTTGGGTCAAACTCAAGCCAACAGATTCGTATTTGGATAGAGAGTTGAGAGCATCAGGTAAACTTATATCCAGATGTTTACAACATGGTGAGTCCTTGAAAGATTTAGTTGACACACTATCTCAAGATAATGTGATAGGCCAAATGTCTAACTACCTACATAAAAACATGGAAGATATCATTATGGGTAAACAGCCGGACAAGAAACAACGCGAGTTGTCTACTGATCCGTATGCGATGAAAGAATAATGGACCACATATACTATTCTAAAAATGTTTTGGACGCAGGGACACTTACTAATTTGCAACAAATTTGTTTGGAAAAATTTAATGAAATCCCAACTTATAATTTTGCAAGGAAAACAGAACAGCCTAGAAATTATTTAGAAGAGGTAATCAGAAACCTTATCGGCTATGACAATCATGTAGAGTATTGGGTTAGAGATAGCACAGAAGCTACTTTATTTCACGTTGATGCCAACGAATTAGCGGCAAAAATGGCTCGCGCCAAATATGACACTGAAGATCCAGAAATGGTAAAAGAATTTCCATTAAACACACATATTTTGTACATATACATAGATCCTAAAATGGAAAAAGGAGATTTAATTTTACTACCCAACCAAGAGTATATTATTGGACGACCAATATTAGATACGGATTTTGAACCATTAGAGGGACAAGAAATGTTTATTATAAAACCAAAAACTAATCATATGGTTTTGTTCGACAAACCTATTTACCACGCTGTTTCTGCAGTCGAAAACAGGAACATTGTAAAACATAGACTAGCTTTAATGTTTTCTTCTTGGAGAAAAATACCTTCTGTTTATAAAAAACATCATCATTGGAGTAATGATATTCCTACTGCTAAAACTATGTATAATACTACAGGATTATATGAACCGGTACCAATGGAGTTTAAAAATTTTACTATATGACGGACGAGTTTGAATTAGAAATAGACTGGATACCAGAGGACACAGGGGCTCCGTACACAGAGGTTGACATGCTGGAGACGGAGCAAACCATATCTGCTAACGAAGCAGATAAAATTTGTATGACTAAATTTGGTCACAAAAACTGGGTTAGAATGGATAGAATACATCCATTAGAAACAGCCAAGAACCCCTGCGAAATTGACTACGAAGCGGGGATCGTGTATTTTAAGCACGAGGTATTAATATGACTTTACCATCAAGCGGCAGTTTAAGCTATAACACCATTAGGGCTGAATTTGGTTCGCCTTCAACAAATGTATATTTAAGTTTGTATTACAGGGGAGGACCTTACGCTTACCCTGTGCCTGCTAATGCAAACATTACTACAAGCTCTACAGGGACAATATCAGTTGCTAATTTTTACGGTGCGGACAACTCAACCGACTACTTAAAAGTAATTGGCACGACTTACAACTCAGGAGGGAAATCACCTATAATTTATTATGGAACTGGTGCACCAGGAAATGGCATTGGAAACATTCCCGATGCGACTTTTAAAGTTGGAAGTAGTTTTTTTACAATTGGAACAAATAAAGATTTTCATAGCAATAGTGCCAACACCCTATTAACAATTGGTAATCTATCTCCTACGGGTTATGGTGACTCTAACTGGAGACAAAGAAATATTTATATTTATAATTCTAGCGGCACAAATACGGGTCGTTTTAGAACTGGAATAAAAGCAGGGTATACAGGGACACCAGATACTTTTCAACAACCAAATCCCAGCGGAGTTTATAATCAAAACCTTGATAATGTGTTAGCAGGTCCAACTCCTGCTGGAAGTCAAAACACTCCGGGCGGGGCCGCAACGTGGATATCGGGTAGTGCCAGTTCATTGTCTACAACTTTTTATGTAAAAGCTTTCTAATGGACCTTTCTAATTTTACAAAAACTTTAAATGTTATGCCTGAACAAGTTCGGTATTATGACAATTTCAGTGAACAAGACAAAACAGCTAATGAAATAGAAATTATTTGGAAACACAACGAGCTCCCTGTTTCAGAATTAAAATTTTATTTAAGAGAAGGTCACCAAAACTGGGACAATATGGTTGCGGCGCGAGAACAAGAAATATTAGAAATTTGGATGAAAGAATTAAAATATGATGCTACATATTATCGAGTAGAAAATAAAGTTATTGTAGAGAGAGGTAAAGTAACAGACCAAGGGCAAATAGAAACTTGGAGAAAACCAAACCCTGAAACACATGTACCAGCGGAGGACACTGACGTATTATGATATTTAACATACCATTTTCTATGATTACAAATGTCAACAATGACATACAAATATCTATAAGTTTAGGCACAGAGCCTGGCCAAAGAGTTAGAAGAGATTCATATGATGAGTTTTCTACAGATTCTAAAGGTAGACAACTATTCACACAACACCCTGATAAACCACATTTAATTACTAATCCTATAAACTACGTATTGATGCAGGGGAAAACAGGGATTAGATATTCTTGGAACGATGGCGATACAACTTTCAATAAAAGCCACATACAAGATTACATAGACTTTATGGAAAACAATGGTCACCCTAATTTTGTAGAGCGATATAACGTACAGTACGATGACAATAATATTTGGGGTGAGTATGAACATAGACCAACAGAGACAAGTGGTTTCTTTAAAAAACTAGAATGGCAACCGTACACAAGATCTGATGGTGTAGAAATATTACAGCATGATACTGTATTGGTTTGTCCTATGCAGTACCAGGCGGGTTGGACATTTGATAGAGCTGACGTTATGAACGGTGATACTTTGCACATAGAGCGCGCAGGTAGTCAGCGCTGTTACATTATAGCTGGACAACTTTTATCTACTCCTGAAGGAAAGAGAGTAGAAAAATATAAACTTACACAATTAGAAAGCGTGTTTGTAGATTTAAAAAATAATTCAGGAACATTTTGTACAGTTGCTAGAATATATAAATGAAAAATTTTTGGATAAAGTTAAAACTTTTTTGGACCTACGGGTTCCGTATGGATTTCTTTAACGAAACTTCGTTAGATGTAATCTTTAAATTTATAATGGCTCTTGACAATAAAGATTTTAAGAAAAGTTATAGAGACTATAAAAACACACAGCTGGGTAAGAAAGTATTAGAAAGAGAAACCGCTTTGATTGATAGAATTAGAACAGGTAACTTTGAGCCAGGCACATTTGGTGCTGAGTTCCAAACGTGGTTAAGAGAATCTGACGGCGCTGTAGATGTGTTCTCTGTAGAATATCCTGGAGCAAAGAAAAGCAGTAAGCTCGGTAAGTTTTTTAAAGAAACGACGATGCAACACGACCTGATACATTTTTTAAATGGCTATGATACGACTCCGGCCGGCGAGGTGTGCGTTTTAACTTTTGACCTGACCAAAGAATGGCGTGACTCTTACGCTACCATCTTGTTTATAGGGCTGCTGAACTGTAGTTATAATACATTCCGTCCGTCTAAGTATGTGCCTGGCATAGGTGTGCTCAAGGCCATGAAGCATGCACCGATAATCACGTTTTGTAGGCTCGTGGCTGAGTCTTGGTGGCGCGGGAAACGCGCACCGCGGTTGATAGACGTTGACTGGGAACAGTATTTAAATGTTGATTTACAACAGGTTAAAAAAGAATTATTACTAGATGATAAACCAAAATACTGGTCAGAAGTTGGACCAATATACAATAAAGCAAGGAACCACTATCATGGGAATGCAGGTAACGGGGCATAAATATAAATACGTAGGCAGTTTGGATGTAGTAGATACTGATGACAAATATATAAAGGAACTAGAAAGGCAGATAGAAAATTCGATAGACGGGTGGAACGTAACATGTTGGCAAATATATGGTGCAAACGGTTACATTGTACAGATAGCTGCACTCAAGAACGAACTAAGAGAGGTTAAAGCAGAACTATTTATGATTAAGAAATTTTTAGAAAAGGCAAAAAGAAAGACTAACCAACAGTTTGATGAAGATTGTAAATAAATATAAATATCCTTCTTCTACAAGGGCCAAAATTTCTGGTCTTAGACACTATTCGATTGATGGATCTGAGCAGAAGCTGCCATCAGTGACAACTGTCCTGGGCGAAACGCAACCGCAAGAGAAGAAAGACAGCCTAGACAAGTGGCGCGCTAAGGTGGGGCTCCGCGAAGCGCAACGTATTACGCGTGACGCGGCCATACGTGGAACCGCAATGCATAAGTATTTAGAGGATCTGTGCCGCGGTCAGCGGTCCTTGGACCTCACACCACTGGGCAGAGAAGCAACGGATATGGCACAGGTGATCGTGGACCGTGGTCTAAAGGATGTATCGGAGATTTATGGCATAGAGGCTACCCTATTTTACCCGGATCTATATGCGGGGTCCGTGGACATGGTTGCTTTGCACGAGGACCAGGTCAGTATTATTGACTTTAAACAGACAAATAAACCGAAACAAAGAGAATGGATTGGCGATTATATGCTACAAATGGCAGCATATGGCATGGCGCATGACGTTATTTACGGGACACAAATAGAGAAAGGTGTTATCATGATGTGCTCTAAAGACCTATACTACCAGCAGTTTGTTATACAGGGGGAGGAGTTTAGAGAAGCAAAACACAATTTCTTGAGGAGACTAGATGAATACCACCGTGGTATGGATAATAACAGCGATGCTGTGGTACGAGGGGACCAATGAGTTTGGGCACACGGACTACGAGGCTAAACAATTCAAGGGACGTGGCGAATGTTTGGATTACATCTGGGACAACAAAGCTGACCTTGTCGAAGAACTGTTCAGAATCCACGGTATCCACGAAGACGGACATAGGCTTAAAACCTGGGGTTTCTACTGCGAAGCGAAAAGAATCAACGTCGACGAAGTCTAATCCCTTATATAGATACTTTGTAAACATAAAAAATATTTTTTTTGCGAGCGAAAGGTGTGTCCAAAATGTCCAAAAATCAAATTCAATCAGATATTACAGGCACTTAGGGTGGAAATACAGTGTGTCCAAATGGACATTATGGACAAATCTACTAATCCTTTGCGTGCATGTAGTGACTTTTTTAAGAAAAGTGGTTAAAAATATTTCTATATAATGAAAAAGAAAAGAATTACAGAATCTATGGTAGTGCCAGCAAATGGTAGACCGGAGGAAGTTAAGGTAGGATACAGAACTATCAAGATAAAATATGTCAGGCCTGATTTTATTATGGATGACATGACGGACAGCTATGGTGAATACAGGGCCAGAGAGGGAGTCATTTATGTTCAAGACCAGCTGGTACCGCAAGAACGTTGCAATACAACGTGGCATGAAATTTTACATGCAGTGGTATATATTTTTTCTCTCAACCAAGCAAACGGCCCACTCAAAGAAGACGATGCAGAAGAATTAGTAGTGAATACAATATCTAATGCAATGATGGGTGTGTACAGAGACAACCCGTGGCTGTTGGACATGCTCAAGAAAAATTTAAATGAGATCGATAACTGAAGACATACTACAATGGTCTGAGTATTACCTGGAGCCAAAGAACAAACACTTAGGTGACGTACCGGTATGTCCGTATGCTAAGCAAGCTAGACTGAAAAAGACATACAGAATATTAGAATGCCACAATTTTGCCAACTTTCAAGACACCATAATAGAGGGAGCAAAGCTAGTAAAAGATCCTGACATACAGATAGTGATGGTTGGTTGTGATGACATAGGATACACAGTCGACGAGTTTGATTCTGTTGTAGATATTTTAAACAGAGTCTTGGTGCCGCAAGATGTTTATATTATGGGTTCACATCCTCACGATGAAGAAGAAGACGAGCCTGTAGAGTTTTTAGAAACAGGTGATTGGCAGCCAGACAATGAGTTTATGATGGCTTTGATACAAAAGTATGATGAATTAGAAAAAGCTAGTGACAATTTACGTAAGACTGGATATTATTCACACTGGCCCCGCGACTATTACGAGGGCACTGTTTTAAAACGTCAAAAGTATAGGAGATACAGACTATGATGGGCATGAAAAAACGTATGAAACGTGGCGGTTCTGTAAAGAAACGCATGAAGAAAAAAAAGAAAAGAGTTAAGAAAAACGAAGGCGGTACTTTGAAACCAGTTCCACCAGGAAACAAAGGACTTCCAAAACTATCTAAAGACGTCCGTAATAAAATGGGCTTCTTAAAAAGAGGTGGTAAAGTTATGAAAAGAGGAGGCAAAGTATAATGGCAAAAGATACACACGTCACAAAAGACGGCAGAACAGTTAAGAAAGGTCTCTACTACTACATGAACCAGCGTAAGAAAAAAGGTACAAGTAGAAAAGGCAAAGGCACCGTAACTGATGCTGCACTAAAAAGATCTGCTAAGACTGCAAAGAAGCCAAAGAAAAAAAAGAAGTCTAGCTAATGGCTACGACCAGGGGGCAAATACCTAAAACCACTACTGGTAAGGGCGCAAACTATCGTCCTACCAAAAGTGGTGCAGGTATGACAAAGAAAGGTGTGGCTGCATACAGACGCGCTAACCCTGGCAGTAAATTAAAAACAGCAGTCACAGGTAAAGTTAAAAAAGGAAGCAAGGCAGCAAAAAGAAGAAAATCTTATTGCGCTAGATCACTTGGTCAATTAAAAAGATCATCAGCAAAGACACGTAACGATCCTAATTCTAGGATTAGACAAGCACGACGACGCTGGAAGTGTTGATAAATAGTTGGGGGACACATGAAAAATATAATTTTAGCATTGGCGATAAGTATGTTTTTAGCAGCATTTGCAATTGGTTTTGCATTTGCAGATGTCACTGGCGCAGGCGCTACAACTAATACACAATCTACAACAGGATCATCAGCTACAAA